GTGCAGGATTAAACGGCAATTTAGGTGAGCTACAAGTTACAGCCTCTAAAACACGTATGCCTATTGATACATTTGCTAACATGGTTGGTAATAACAGTACGCTACTTGCAGGATTTGGCCGCGGTGTAAGCGACGGTGCAAAAAACTTTGCCAATCTCAGTAATGCAATGTACGAAGAAGGTGTCATTGAAGGATTTATGAATCTTGGCATGACAGTTGAAGAAGCCAATGAGTTTGTACTTAAAAATACAGAATTAACAAGAAGACAAGCACGTTTAACTAACATGGATGCCGGCGAACAAGCCAAAGCAGCCGCAGATCTTGCAAAAAATATGCAGATTGTTGCAAAACTTACTGGTAAAGATGCAGCTCAATTACAAGATGATTTAATATCAAGACAACGTAATGGAGCAACACAAGCAAAACTTCGTTTGTTAGAAATGGACGGAGTACAAGGCGCACAAGAAGCATATAATGCAGCTCAAACTAGTCTTGATAAAGGTCCTGCAATTCTAAAGAACTTGTTTGACGACTTAATGCAAACTGGTGCTCCTATGACAGAAGCAACAAAAAACTTTGCAGCAACTAACCAAGAAGCGTATGCATTAGCCAAACAGGCTGCAGAAGCAAACAAAAGAGGAGATGTAGCAGAGGCACAAAGATTAGGTGCAGAAGCTGCTGCGGCCGCAAACAAATTTGCCGCAAGTAGACAAGGTTTACAACTTGCTACACTAGCACAAGCTAGTGATATAGCAAAAGGCCAAGCAGATGTTCTTGAAGAAATGGGTCCAGTTATTGACTCAACACTAGCTACTATGAAAAAGATAAAAGATGCTGGTGGCGGAGAACTTGATTTTAGAACAGCATTTTTAGCAAATCTTAAAGCAATTGGTGCTGAAACAGAAACACAAATGAAAGGCGAAGGAGTTGGCCAAGAAGCTTCTGTTGCTGTAAACAAAGGCCAGGTACAATTAGCTAACCTTGCTGCTAAAGGTCAAGAAAAACTTGGAGAACACATACAAACTAACACCATACTTCTAAAGACGTATAGCACTATGATTGAAAATCTAAAACCTACACTAGGTGGAGCTGCAACTCAAATAATCGAGGGAATAGATGCATTAATTCCAGGTACAAAACTTAGTGAGCAAATGGGCAAAATTGATACATTTAGTGACAAACTTCAAGAAGCAGGATTGATGCAGGAAAATACAATGAAACTGTTGGCAACTGTGCTTGACAGTAACGTAACACCTGCAGCAAAAGCGGCAGCACAAGCGGCGTTGATACAGCAAGGTGTAATTAATGAAAATTTAGAACTAACTGAAAAATTTGCTGCTGGACTACAAAAAGCTAGAACTAATAATTCAGAATCTCAGTCACCAACAGACACTGAAGGTAGTAGTTTAGGCATGTTGGACAAACTTTGGAACTACATAACAGGTGATGATCAACAAAACGCATTTGGAACTGGTGGATTTAAAGATTTTGGCAAAGGTCAAGCTGCAATGTTACACGGATTAGAAGCTATTGTACCTAAAGATAGTCCGCAAGGAGCAATGCTAGATAGTTTTCCAGGAGGACTTTCAGATCTTACTTCACAAATGAAAAATATGGGCTCAAAATTTGATCCGTCTGCAATGGCTGCAGCAACCGCAGGACAACAAAGTGCTCCGATTGGGCAAGCCGCACAAGATCTAATGGCGGATATAACATCTCCTAACACAAGCACACAAGGTAACACTAACGAAGATCTTTCAGAATCCATATCTCAGCATCTACAACAGCTGATTCAAATAAATAGTAGACAGTTAGCAGAGATACAGAAACAAGTTAAAGCCACTAAAGGCATGAACGGTAACATGATGTCGAACGTAGGATTATAAATGAGCTGGAAAAAATACTTTACACCTGTTAGTGCAGGTAATGAAACATCAGGAACTTATTCCCCAATCAATGGAGCAAGTGCTGTTACTAAGCCAGGTCCGGCTCGAAGCAATTATTCGAGTTTTTTACCTGACGTTTATACCGGAACTCCAAACAGAGTTGAAAGATACGGACAGTATAACACAATGGATTTAGATTCAGAAGTGAATGCCGCACTTGATATTCTAGCAGAATTTTGTACACAAAAGCAAAAACAAAACGGAACACATTTTACTTTCGATTACAAAAAACAAGCTACTAATTCAGAAGTACAAATTTTAGGACAATACCTACAGCAATGGTATAAAATAAACAATTTTGAAAAACGTATGTTTAGACTTGTACGTAATGTATTCAAGTACGGAGACGGATTCTTTTTAAGAGATCCTGAAACTAAAAAATTATATCATGTAGATCCTGCAAAAGTTAACAGAATTATTGTAAACGAATCAGAAGGTAAAACACCAGAGCAATACATTGTAAAAGATGTCCAATTTAATTTTAGAGATTTAGTCGCAACTAAGCCACATCAAACTAACGGTAACATTACCGGAGGTGGAAGCGGATATTATGAAGGCGGCGTAAGAGGTATGGTTGGCAACTATCCTAACCAAGCTGGATCAAGATTTACTATTGAAGATGGTGAAGTTGCAATAGCTGGCGAACATATGTTTCATCTTAGCTTATCAGAAGGATTAGACAACAACTATCCATTTGGTAATTCATTGTTAGAAAGTATTTTTAAAGTATACAAGCAAAAAGAATTGCTTGAAGATGCTATTATTATTTACAGAGTGCAAAGAGCGCCAGAGCGCAGAGTATTTTATGTTGACGTAGGTAATATGCCATCACACCTTGCTATGCAATTTGTTGAGCGTGTTAAAACAGAAATACATCAAAGACGTATTCCAAGTAAAACAGGCGGCGGAACAAATGTTATAGATTCAGCTTACAATCCTCTATCAACTAATGAAGATTACTTCTTTCCACAAACTGCTGAAGGACGTGGTTCAAAAGTTGAAACACTACCAGGAGGTACTAACCTAGGAGAAATTGATGACCTTAGATATTTTACTAATAAGCTCGTACGCGGCTTACGAATCCCTAGCAGCTACTTGCCTACAGGCGCTGACGATGCAACTGCAAGCTACAATGATGGAAGAGTCGGCACAGCATTTATACAAGAATTAAGATTTAACACATACTGCGAACGGCTTCAAAATTTACTTGCAGACGAGTTTGACCAAGAATTTAAAAGATATTTGTTAGAAAAAGGTGTTAACATTGACACAGCAATGTTTGATCTTAAGTTCCAACCACCACAAAACTTTGCAGCTTATAGACAAACAGAATTAGACAATCAAAGAATTGGTACTTGGTCACAAGTACAAGCAATACCATATATTTCAAACAGATTTGCCTTAGAAAGATTCTTAGGATTAAGTACAGAAGATATTGCCAAAAACGAAAGACTATGGAAAGAAGAAAATCAAGAAAACTTAGAACCGCCACCAGGTGATGCCGCAGGTGAAATGCGCGGTGTAGGAATCAGTAGTGCAGGTATAAGTGCAGACATTGACGGTGCAGAAGAAACAGCTGACATAGAAGGCGCAGAAGATGGAGGAGAAGGTGCACCTCCAGAAACAGCAACTGGCGAAGAATTAGGTGGAGCACCAGCAACACCTCCAGCAGGCGGTGACGCAGGAACAATATAAAGTATAAATAACATTATGATACTGAGAGAACTTTTTTATTACGACAAAGAAACAATAGAGCCTGTTGAAGACAATAGGTATGATCCTCAGTATGATCAATCTATAGTTGATCTAGATGATACCCGGAAAACACGATTAAGTTTAAGCCAAATAAATCGTGCTCGCAAGGCAGCTGAACTACATACAGAAGAAAAGTCTAAAGAAATAGATTTTGTAAGACAAATGTATGGACTAGCAGCACAAGCTGAGGCGGCCGGAGTATGATAATTGGCAAAACTAGATAAAAGCAAATACACTCCTAATGAATGGCGTGAACTCCAAACGCAAAGAAAACTTTATAAAATAAAACGTCGGGCTGAAAAAGCTGCAAAACGTTCTAAAAAACCAATCCAATATGAAAAAGTTCAAATTAGTAAAAAACATGCAACGTCTTTTGTTTTAGGTAACGGCACCAGTAGAACTCCGATAAATGTAGAAGACCTTGCAAATTTAGGCAATACTTACGGTTGTAATGCATTATATAGAACTTTCGCCCCAGATTACTTAATTGCAGTTGATGTAAAAATGATATTGGAAATATCTAAACAAGGTTATCAAAGAAAACATACTGTATGGACTAATCCTAATAAAGCATATGGGCAAATACAAGATTTAAATACATTTAATCCAAGCAAGGGTTGGTCAAGTGGACCTACAGCACTATGGCTTGCTAGTCAACACGGATATGAAAAAATATACATACTTGGATTTGATTATAGAGGTACAAAAGAAAAATTTAATAATGTATATGCAGATACACCTAATTATAAAAAAAGTCAAGATGGTGCAACTTTTTTTGGTAACTGGTTACGTCAAACGGTGTCTGTAATAAAGGAACATAAAAATATTCAGTATGTAAGGGTTATAGCACCTGATAATTATTGCCCTGAGGAACTAAATAAAATTAGTAACTTAACAACAATCACAGTTGACGATTTTATGAAAATCCACCAACTTTCTTAATTTACGGCCAAAAACCCCGTTT